GTCTTTGACCATCGCAAGAACCTTTTGGTTCACAGTCCACTGGTTCAAACCACGGTTTGCCCACTCTGCAAGCATAAGATTCAGCGAGCGGTTGGCTGTCTTCAGGTCATAGCCCGTGCGAAGCTCCAAGCCGCAACGCTCAAAAGCTTCTTCGACGTAGTCAGCTACATCTAACTCAAAATCTTTACTTCCGCTTGTCGCCATTTTTGCCGCCTGCGTAGAGGTTGTCGAATACCTGATTCACGTCCAGCGTGTAGTCTAAATCACTTTTCGAGTAGTGGATATGCTGACTGGGCTTAAAGTCTGGAGCGCCTTCGCCTGTTTCAAACCATGCGGGGTGAGTGACTCGCACGCGATTGTTGGGTAAGGCGATGATGTTGCCAGTCCACGGCCCTGCGTCGAGAAGCTCCATCACATGGCTTTGCTTGTGCTGCGCGGGATCGTCCGCTATCTCATTCTCCGCGTAGTCCACGGTAAAGAGATATCGAGCAGGATAAAACTCTCCGTCAATCTTCGCCATCCACGGGCAAGGGGTGCAACGATCCAACACATAAACAGCATGATTAAGAGAAGAGCAATCCCAAGGCTGTGCAGCCCAGACTGGCATCGGCTCAGGCCATTCTTCAAATGGGGTGTCGCCCACGAGAGCAGTGATCGGCATTCTTGCCCACATCGCTCCACCATGCACGTTAAGTTCATCAGTGTCATAGGTTTCTGCCCCAGTAAAAATAACCTGAAAGCTCAGGCACCTTGTCGGCATCGTAGTTACAGCAATAACCATAGCGTGTAGAAACTCGCCATGATACTTCTCGTGATTTGCTGTGTACTCCCGCCTAACCCACGCCTTGAAGTGTGGGATATTGCTCTGCAAATACGACACTATCTACGACCAAATAAACCACTCTTTTTGTTTGAAGGCTTTCTCATGCCGCCCTTCGCTGCGCCTTTGGGGGCAATTTTCCCGCCTTTAGCCATGCCTTTGGGCGCAACCTTGCCGCCTTTCTTGGCTGTACCGCCATTCTTCATACCGCCGGGCATCATCATCTTCTTCTTGCCGCCCATTGCGCCACCCTTCGTACCCATCTTGCTCTTCATTCTCACGATTTCGCCTCCATCTCTGGCAAATGTTTTGACGTTAGTCGGTTTGCCGCCTACGCCCTGTTTCTTGGATCGCTTACGACTAACTGCCGATGCGATTTCTTTTTTTGACATACCGCTTGCGGTTGATGCTGGTACGCACTTAGGGTAACCGCGCTTAGAATCCTTTGCGCTTTTACGTCCGCACTTCTCAAAGCCGCCGCCTTCCTTTGGAGCTGAGATATCAACCCAGTCTCCTTTTGGCCCTTTGCCAAACCACTGCTTGAGTCCCTTCTTTGGCTTAGCCACGAGGCACTCTAGTTTTCTTTTGCTTGCTGGGCATGATCGCACCACAACCACGGCCTTGAATCATGACGGTTCCGCCCGTGTTCATTTTTTTAGCCATGCTTTTGGCAATTGCGGTGCCGCGCTTACGCTCATATCGGCTCAGCTTGCCATCCTTGTCGAGATCGCTTTTCTTTGGGTCAAGCGTCACTTCGCCGCCAGTAGCGCCCTTGTATTTGCCACCCATACGCTTGTACTCCTGAACCATCCAGCCATTAGCGTATGCGCTCGGATAAACGTCAAACTTAGCCTTGGCTTTTGATTTTGCCTTTTTGTACAGCGACGGGTTCGCTACATTCTTTGGTACTTCGCTGGTCATCGCATGAATCTCATATTTTCTGGTCGAAATGCGGCTGGGTTAAATATAGTCGGCTGCTTTGGCGACGCACCGCCTTGAATCGCTGGTGGGGGTGCTACAGCAACCGAAGGGGGTGTTGTTGCTGCAACCTGTGGCGGCGGTGCTACAGCAACCTGTGGGGCTGCTGCTGGAGCCGCTGGGCGCGTACCGCCTCGACCTTGGTAATTATCCGCATAATCTATCTGATCTTGGACGCTGCCTGCTGGTATGTAACCCATTGCGTCTGCTTGCCCGTCAGATAAGTTCATAGCAGCGTAAGGATTGAACCCTGCGGCTTCGGATGACGATGGGCCGAAACTCGAATATATATCTCCCTCTGGCTCAACGACGATACCTTGCTGGCCCTCTGCGGAGCCAACGGTCACTGGCGCAGTTGTGGTTCCAGTTGTAGCGCCAGCACCTTGCTGACCCACCTGACCCATCACCTCTTCGGTGATCTGCTTACGCAGCGCATCAACATCTATTTCTGCTGGGATTTGCCCTTGCAAAGATGTTATCTGCTCTTGAAGTGGGTCGAGTGCAGATGAGATGTCGGTTCCGCGCTGTTCAGCAATTGATTGAGAAAGGCTTGTAAGGTCTTCTTGGCTCAAAGCGCCAGTCTGCAATGCGTCAATCATCGAGGCTAGGTCTGCTCTTTCGGTTGTAGCGGAGTCAACCGCCGCCTGAAACTGAGCCGTTTGGTCGCTTAACCCAGACAATTGAGTCTGAATTGACTCAATCGGCAAAGAGCCAAGGTTTTCTGCCACACCACCAATTTGTTGCTCTAAAGCCGATACAAGGTCTGCTGTTTCGCTTCTTATTGCCTCAGACTGTGCTGCGTTGCCCGAATCTACGTCGGTATACAGCGTTTCTAGCTGCTGGTTTAAAGAGTTAATCTCACTCTGAGTTGCGTCAGCAGAACTCTTTTGAGCCTCATTAAGCTGGGCATAGTTGCCTTCAATGACGCTGTTAATGTCTGTCAGGTCGCCCGACAAAGATCCAATTCTTGTTTTTAAGTCACCTATTAAAGAGCCTTGGCGGTCACTCAGATCGCCAATAGCAGCGGTTTGAGCTTCTCTGACCAGCTTATCGCCTTCTTCAATTTGACGGGCTAATTCAGCTCTTTCATCTAAACCAGCCTGTCGCAGACCTAAAGTTTCTGCGTCAACGCCTCGGCGCAGCTCGTCAATTCGGCCTTCTAAAGACGTAGTTAAATCAGATCGCTGAGACAACGCAGCGTCTTCAGATGACGCCAGCTCTTCTCTCAAAACGTCTCTAAGCGCATCAATCTCGGTTTGCCTAGCCAAGCCAGCCGCTTCATTTGCAGCGGTTTGCTCAGCCATGATGTCTTCATATTGCTTTGCAAGAAGATCCTCTGTGGACGGCTGTGTAGCGTCCAAGGTTCTCATTGTTGGCCCAACTGGGTCAGCCCTTGTGCCACGGTCATAGACTGGGCGCTGCATCAAATAGCTGCTCAGATCAGCATAGGGAGACGCCGCACTACCGTACTCGTCTTGCGCCCTGCTTAAATCACTTTCTGCCATTTACATCACCAGTTTTTACAAGAATGGTAGGCGGCTGAAAAAACGTCTTTTTTCTTTTGAACCGCATCGCAGTTATGTCGAGCACGAAACGATTTGCGCCTGTCTGGTTGATCTTTTTTTATTGTCATATTCGGATCACCGTAGCGCACAATCTTCACTTGATCGCCTTTTTTAGCAAGAACCGCGAACTTCTTGTTCTTGCCGGGCGTTCTTTTTTGCTGGTTATAGCCGGGGAAAGACTCACCTCGGTAGACGAGCCTACCCGACTTGGTTCGCTTTACGTCGCTCGTGTCAGCCATTACGCGTAAGACTTAATCAATTCCAAAACAACCATGTAAGTGTCTCCGCTGGTATGACCAACGGTAGTAAAATCAAGATCGCCCGTAATGCCAGCTCCTGCATTATTGGGTATGCCACTAAAGTTGCTGTAGTCGTGGTATCCGTTTGAGTCTTCACTCACGCCGATAGCCAATACATTAGCTGTTGCATCGAACTCAATCTTTACCGACATCCCAGTACACTGCCACCAAATCTTATTGATCGTCACGCGGTTGCATGACAATCCAGCCGAGTTAGCGGCTAGTGCCGAGACATCTACCTTTTTGACTGCGGACTCACCTGTGCCATCGCTGGCGTTGGTGAACTTCAACACTGCTTTACGCTCGCCATCATGGATGGTTTGGCTTGTTACTGCATCAGCCATGATTTTCTCCTATCTAGGAAGCTACGTCGAAGCCAGTGATTTCGATAAGGAAACGTCCAGCAGTATAAGTCGCGTCACCCGTGCCTTGGCTTACCAGATACAAATATTGGTCAGCAGCGATATCGCCACCAGCAACCATTGTTCCAGCAGAAGCAGCGCCAGCGTTGATGATTTGCGTTTCGGTCAGGTCACCAATTGCAGTGTCGTTGACACCAGTGCCTTCGGTTGCTGAGAACAAATCGATGTCTGTGCTGCCACCTGCGGGTGTCTCCAAGCAAGTCATGGTCACGCCGAATACGCTGCCTTGATTGGCCGCTGTCACCCTGCCTATAAATGCAACGCCAGAGCCGTCCTTACCAACAATGTCGCCAGCGGTGCCACCGTCTTTTAAGCCAGTCAGATCGATCATAATCGTGGTTTTCACGATGTTGACGTTAGTCGCTACATCGCTTTTAAGGCGGTTAACTTGAGTAATGTAAACGGCAGCGGTTCCCTCGATACCAGCTCCGCCAGTAGCTTCAGTTGCCATTTTGATGCCGCTATTAACGGTAATAGTGCCGTTTGCTGCTTTAGAAATTTGTTGAAACCCGTTCTCTGATCGGACTGGGCCGTTGAAAGTTGTTGTAGCCATGTTGATCTCCTGTCGTGGCAAATGTCAGTCGCGGGATTGCGGCTGTCAGGATCTTACTTTTATACCACACAGGCTAGAAACGGACAATTTAATAGGACACTAAAATAAATGCTGTTTGGGGTGTACACACACTTGCACATCGACACGGGATGAGTATAATAATAGCCATCACAACGGAGAACGATGATGGAAAAGGCAAAATACGAACTTGATGTGGAATGGCTTGGTACTCGTTTGCGTGATTACGCGGCAGCTAAAGAGCGTGCCAAAAAAGCTTGGCGCACCCGTAAGGAAGCGGTCATGGCTAAGATGAACGCTGGCGTAAAACCGACTGTAGGGAGCAACCGCAAAGGCGAGTTTACGGGCTTTCACGCTCCGCATGACGGTTATGTGCATGAATGGGTAGAGGGCGAAAAAACCTTCCGCAAGCAGTTCATGGGCGGACAATTTTTGCCAATCGACAAAAGTCGAGACTCTATGTTTGAAAACGAGTTGGGCGAACTAAAGACGCACAGATTTCGCAACGTGTCGGGGGAAAAATTTGACGCAGTCGAAAGGGCGCTCCTCAACAGTCGCAGCAGCTACGCTTTGGACATAAGAATTGGAAGAGGCAAATCTTGGGAGGATCGAGAGGGAAATTGGCATTCTTACACCTACTTGACAGACGCGCCCAACGACGTTGCTGAACACATCGAAATGTTTTTCATGGGCGAAATTTACGAGGCCCGTCAAGTAGCAGAGGAGAAGCGCCAAGCGGAACACGAGGCCGCTGAGCCATGCCCTGCTGGTCGCGTTGTTGTTACTGGCGAGGTTCTGAGCGTAAAACTGCAAGACGGTTACTACGGCAGCACATGGAAGATGCTGGTCAAAGATGACCGAGGCTTCAAGGTGTGGGGCAGCATCCCATCATCACTTGACGCTTCTCGCGGTTGCCGAGTGACATTTACTGCTGCTATCGAACCATCAAACGACGATGACAAGTTTGGCTTCTACAAGCGTCCCACCAAAGCGGAAATACTAGAGGAGGCCGCGTAACAGGCACAAAAAAAGGGGGCATAAAGCCCCCTTTCTTTTGCTTGGTTTCTACGCCCCTTGCGAGCCGTAAATTCCGCGCCAGTCGGAAAAGCCAAAACTATAGCGCTCCCTGGCTTTATAACGAATGTTTCCTGTTGTAAAGTCAGGCTCCATCGTGGTTTCCATGCCAGTACGCTGGAACATCTTCAAGCCTTCGCCAGCGTCAGTGACGCTAGTGAGTAAGAAGAATGCGTCAGGGTCAGTCAGGTAATGGTTTACCGTGTAACCACCGGGCAATACACCAGTGTTGCGTACAGCGTTGATGTCGTTGTCAGCAGTACCAGAACGCAAGGTTGAGTTCAGGATACGGTCAGCAACAAACACTAACTGAGGCGGTACAACAAGCTTGGACGCTTGAACAGAGATCGTTAGACCCTTGTCATCGGTGAATGTGCTGATATCAATCAACGCATCTTCCAAGCTCGTTTCGTTTAGGTCGGCCATTGAAGCCGCACGGTTTGCAGCAGTGCCGCCACCCGCCAGAGGGTGTGCCGTGTTGATCAGCGTCACTCCATCTCCACCTGTGAAGTTGGTGTCAAACGCATTATTCAATACGTCAGCGCCTTTGACTTCCTTGGTGTTAGCCATAGATCGGGCCAAAGCCTTCACATATCGCTTGCCTAAACTGTCGTAAAGTTGGTCTTCAACCGCTTCATCGGTGAGCGCGAAAGCCAACGCAACAGTGTCGTGCGTGTAGCGAGCTGTATAAGACTCAGAAGCATTGTCGAAAACAACGCCTTGGCCTTCCGTTTTGGTCGGCGCTCCACCGAAACCAGTGATCAAAACCTCTTCTTCAAAGGCTCGCTGTGAGTCTTCGATAGCAAAGATTTCTTCGTACTCGCGGTCATATGAGTCATAGCTCATGCCGAAAAGCGAGTTCAGACCCGGCTCTAGCTCTTTGGCTAGTTGTGCTCTTGAGATAGCCATTTTCTAGCCTCCTGTTACGCTAAGCCAGCGCCTTTGACGCCGAATACCGAGTTTTGAATAACCACAAGCACGTTAGTGTTCGCAGCCCCTGTGTCCGAGTTATTCGGATCTTCTGAAATATCAATCGCCTTGATAGGCAAGGTTGTTGCTGTCGCACCAGTGGTTACGTCCAGCTCAGCACCTGAGATACCAGTCGATGTGCTACCCGCGCTGGTGTAGACAATATCGAAGTTGCCGAACAGATCGGTAACTGGGAATGTGTCATCAGCCTGCACCTCGTAAACAACATCTGGATCATCAATGATGAAAGCGATGATGTCTGAAGCATTCGTGCTTGCAGGGTAGTAGTTGCTAAATACTTGATCGCCAGAAGTCGGATCAGTGTATTGCACACCATTAAAAACACCAACGACAGGCACAGTGCCTCCGTCAGCGTGTACTTCCACCGTACCGCCAGTGACCTGAGCAACCATGTCGCCTTGAAATATGGAGGTTCCATAGTTCGCAGCAATACGATATCGACTCTGACCGCCAGTGTAAGGTGCGCCGCCAATCATTCTGACTGGCTTCATTCCAAATGCAGCGTCTTTATTCGCCATTTGTAATTACCTCTATCTACGTCCAAATGTTACGTTGGTATCGCGCTGAGGATCGTATTTAACATAACGGCTATCGCCACGGGTTTCGTTAAACATATTATTGTCCAACGCATCAGTGGCTTCTTGGCTCTTAGCCTTGTAATAGGCTCTTCGCTCTTCTACCGTTTCGTTAGGGATCTTCGCTAATAACAACCCTTCGTTGTAAACCACGCCCTCATGCCGCCCGTTGTCCATTGTTGGTAAAGAACGCCACTCTGGAGGTAAATCGGTGCCTCTTACAAGCTCCCAACCCTCTCGAATGCGACGCGAGACATTAGCTCGGTCTTCTTGTCCCAACATAGACTCCCTGATCCATCGGTAGGTGTAACCTTCGGGTGGAGGAGGGGTTTCTAGGCTGCGTACTGGACGCCACGGTTTCCTGCGAGTCTGATTATCGTGTGACTGCGAATCACGGGAAGAACGTGCGTTTGCTTTTGCTTCTGCCATTTTAGCTTGCCTCTCTTGATGCAATTTTCTGCTTCTCTTTCGCTACCCGCTGCAACCATGCCTCTTCAGTCATGTTATGCGGCTTCAAGTTTCTGAGTCGCTCTAGTTCTGACTTAGAAAAGCTTACGCCATTCTTATTGCCTCGTGTTTGTGACCGACCCCCTTGAGGGGCTGAAGCAACTCTTTGCACGGCGGGTTGCTTTTCACTTCTAACGGCCTTAGACCCGCTATTAGCGGATCTCGTATGAGGATAAACCGTACCGACACGGCTGTCCAACTCTTGATAATACTCATCTGAGCCTACATCAAAGCCCTCATTGGCTAGGTTGTAGTGGACGTAATAGGCGTACTGCGTAGCTTTCAGGTTGTCTTCGTTTTCGCTGTCGCCGTACCACTCGTTGCGAGAGTGCCACTCTAGTGCGTCTTCGGTAGGCTGAACCTCTTGCTCTACCTGTTGAGCCTCTTGGTGCTGCACAACGCGCTCGTTGCCCTGAGAGACGTATTGTTCCTGCTGGGCGGCTTGCTGCTGTTGCCTGTTCTTGGCGACTCGAAGCTTTTCTTTCTGAATAGCAATATCATTCTGAAGCTTGTTGGCCTTAGTGATTAGGTCGGCATCGCCAGACTCAACAGCCTTGCGATAAACGTCATCAATTTGAGCCTCTTTAGACACCAAAGCCTCTTCTTCTTTGGCTAAAACCGCGTTTGATTGCTGGGCGCTATACTGCCGATACTGCTGAAGCTCGGCCTCTTTTTGCAGCGCAATCTGTTCTAATTGCTGCGCCCTTTGCTCCGCCTCTCGATTCTTTTGGTTTAGCTTGTTGATGCGCTTGGAAACTGACTTGGTGTAGTTCTCAAGCTCGTCACCAGAATCCTCAGACTCTACAACGTCTTCTGTGACCTCAATCTCAACCTGCTCTTCTTCAAAGACTTCTTGCTCTGCGTTTTGATTCTCAATCATGTGAAACTCACTATGTCATCAGGGTTAAGGATGGTGCCAATAACTTCATCGTCATTGATCATTCTGACCTCTCCACCGTCTTCCAGCTTGAAACGAGCGCCTGAATAACGGCCAATCAGAACCCACTGTCTTTCTTTGCACCAAGGTGTGTCGCCAAACTTTTCGGTGTCGGCATAACAAAGCGGCCCCATCTTGACAACGTAAGCCACAACCGTGGCAAGCGCATCTCGGTCTATGGTTTCTTTTAAGAGATGGATGCCGCCATCTGTCTGAGCCTTACCCTTGTAAGGCAAAACTAGCATCCTCCAGCCCGATGGGTCTGGCATCCGCTCCAGCGCGGATTTATCAAGCAGGGTTGGGTCGAGAACACGCTCTTCGTTTGTAACGTAAGCGGCTTCAGTCGTAGGCGTAGTCAATTTAGATTTCCTTATAGAACTCTTTGATGGTTTCCTCGACCAAGTTTATAACAGTTAACTCGCCCTGCAAACTTTTATAATGTTCTATATCTTTTAACATACCTTCCATCATGACCTCGCGGATAAGCTCTCTCCGCTCGGCCATGACTCTTTTCAGGCGCGATCCAAGGTCAATATCATCCACTAAACTTTCTCGTGAAAATCAAACCCACGAGTTGCCGCGCCAGCTCCACGGGCCTTGATGACTTTGATCTTGCCGCCCATAGTGCGGCGAATCAGCTCTGGCGATGTAGGGCCAGATTTGATGTTTTCCTTTGGAGAATCAACCTTCTCAACTCGGCTCATATCTTTGATTTTCATTTCTTAGTCCCTTTTGGAGTGGTTTTCTTTGCAGGCGCTTTCTTTGGCTTGGGTGTTTTTTTAGCCGTAACCTTCTTTGGCTTCGCTGGAGCCTCTTCTACTTTTGGAGCTGGAGTGCTTTCAACGACTGGCGCTGGCGCTTCTACTGGCGCAGGGGCTTCTATTGGCGCAGGAGCGTCAGTACCGTTTATTCGAGCCAGCTTAGTAGCAATTCTGTGATCACTCAGGCGCTTTTTTTCTTCTTTCTCAGCCGCTTGCTTTGCTGCTAAGGCTTGCTCAACCTCGCGCATCAATTGTTTTTGCTTGCGTAACCCGTCTACGCGATCACGCACATAGCTAGTAGATGAAGTAACTGTTGCCATTATCGGCCTCCCATATTTTTGTTTTGCATGTCGAGCAGCTTTAGCTCCGCCTGTTGATCAAGGCGGCGGATAGCCACATCGAGCTTATCGTCAGCTACGTCTTTCTGGACGCCTAGCCGTTGTTTCGCAATCTCATTTTCCAATAGTTTTTCTTGAAGCCGCTGTTGCTGCTTCGACTCAAACTGCTGATTATCAGCATCAATTTCTTTTTCTTTAAGCGCCAACTCTTGCTCACGAATCTGCACGAGCGGATCAGTCTCATCACCCTGACCGATTGACTCAAGCAGCTCTTGGGTAAGCTGAGCCAAGACTGGAGAAGAAAACTTTTCGATAGCCATCTGCATTTGACTGCTCATCTGCTGCAACTGATCAGGCGGAACCTGACCCGATTGCTGAGCCTGTTGCACCTCCTGCATCTGCTGCTGCACCTCTGGCGGTAACTGGTTTTGAACCATCTGCCCAGCCATGAACTGTAGGTGCTGCATCATATGCCCAATAATCATGCCCTGTAGCTGAGGGTTCTGCTTTACCACATCGGTCAGGAACAACGACCTGTGAG